GCTGGACATTTCTGCGGTATCGAAATCGATGTCTTCGGCAGACAGACCATACTTGGCCATCAGTTCATCCAAATTCACTTTGCCTTCTCCTCCATTCAGAGAGTTCGTATTTATGTCATCTGCCGAAGCAGGAATGACCTTGGAGTATTCCTTATTTAGATCCTCCATCATCAGGGCGAAGCTGCGTTTGTATACTTCTAAGCTGAATGTCTCAATTGAAGCGCCCTCAAAACATGGTTCAATTCCTTCGCCCAATATGCATAGGGCAGTGAAAGAAAAATCATAAATTTCGTAATATCCATCGACAGACTTGCCTTCTTTCACAGAGATTTCCATGCTCTGCCCCTCAAAGCCATCACGCTTAATTTTTTCGTAAGCCGATGTACGTTTCCACAAAAGGCCGCCGATGCAAAGATACTCGTGCTTTACTCCGTCTTCTTCGACTTCTTCCCAATGATATTCGCTTCCATACGGAATCACACCGATTGCGTCTGTCAGATTGATGAGCTTTACGCCGTTTTCTGTTTTTACAATATCAACGTCGTGTCCGCCAATCGTGTCTTCTTCAACATTGTAGTTGCATACAATAGGAACATTGTAAAGCGTTGGTATAGCTCGCTCCACGGATTCTTTGCTAATTACTGTCTTATTTCTGTTCCGGCCCGTATACATCACGCGAATCATACATGCGTCAAACGATTCATTAACCTCCACGATATCCGTAATCTTCATGGGGTAATCAAGCCACATGTTCTTGCTCAAATCTTCTTTCACCACCTTTCTCGCATAATAAAAATCGCCGCATAGCGGCGTATCAGAAGCTCATTGTGCTGGACAGCACAAACGGATATTCAAAACTGAAATCGTAGTTTTCAGGATCTTTGTTCTCAAATATCCAAATATCGCTTTTCTCGTCCTCTCTCAGCAAATGATAATTCTGTTTCATCAATGCCTTCTTTGCTTTTTCATCAAACACATAAATAAATGCGTACAAAATTATTCTTCCTCCCTTGTTACTTCTCCGGCTTCTGTTAAGTCTTCCATATCGCTCGTCGGCCTTCCAACATCTTCTGTTGCCGCGCTTTGTGTCGATGAGCTCTGAAGCGGGATAAACCGCGCCTTGATACCAAGCACGTCATCTTCCAAGAAATTCATGCAGTCCATTTCATCCTGCATCAATCCCTGTGAAGCGCAATAATAGCTCGCCATTGGGAATCCGTACTGACAGGCTTTCAAATATGCGTCTCCTGCTTCTTTGCGGTTAAATGGGCTCACATCCAGGAATGTCACTTTAAAATACTTACCGAAGCCGTGCCTATGGATAAACCTGTTTACCATACACTCAATACTCTTAACAATGCTATAAGTAAGCGCCTGGTCAGCCTTGATCGATAGCAACAGCGCATTTGCAGAAGCCTTCGGATTGTTAAACAGCAGGCTCGATACGCCAGCGGCAGAGAATAACGCATCCTCCGCGTCGGCAATCGTATCCACATCACCGGCGTGCGTGCGCTCAAAGCTGATCTTATTGATAGGCATTGGAGAAAGAACGGACCCAATCTCTTCCGGCAATACGCCGTCAAGATTTCTCCAAAATTCTTTTGCCTTCTCCAAATCCATCTGCCAGTTCCCCTGGGCGTCCACCCCAAGCGTCATTACCAGTATTGCGTAGTTTTCAAGTTCTTCCTTTGTCTTCTTTAATTGTTTATCCAATATGTTTAGTATAGAGTTATGCAAATTTCCATGAGTACCCTCCGGCCTTTTTCCGATTGCCGAGACAACATAGTGAAATATTCTTTCTACTTATGCCTGTTATCTCCTGAGCGGATTTCGCCGAATCAAAGATACATATTTCCTTTTCTTTATCGCACATAACAACTTTCTTCATCTTCGATTTTGCTATTTTGTCTTTTGTTTCTTCAGATCGAATGCATCCAAGGGCATTTTTGTTTCCGGCTACGCGCTGACTGATTTTTTCTCGCGTTGTTTCGCTTAGGTGCTTTCCGTAATTTGGATGATTCTCTCCGGATTTTGCGTCAGACATTTTCTTTTTTGCCTCATCGGAATGATGAAAACCGCATAAGCCTTCGCCCCCATCTGTGAGGTTATAGCCATACTCGTCGTCCTGCGTGTTTAATATCTTAATCAAAAAACACTCAAGCTCTTGCGCTTGAGAATGCAATAAATCATCTGCCCAAATCTCGTGCTTAAATCCATCCCACCCGTACTTTTCTACAGCTCGCCCCATAGGCAGATGACGCGCATAGCCCAAACCGTTAAGCCATCTTAGATCGGGTTCTTGGGATGTTATACCCACATACTTCTTATTGTTATGTATGTTGGTATGCACATAAAGGCTCCATCTCTTTTCATTTTCTATTTTTTATCATCTCTATTAACTTATATTTTTGCATAACTCAAAGGATCGCTAATCCTACTGGCGTAATACGCCCACCAGCTCTCACTGGTCGTGCAGACTATATCTTCATCCGTTCTGGATGCCCACCACTTCGGCGATGCTTATCGCCTACTCTCTTCCGAGATAGTCGTTGAACGTTCCTCTATTCAAGGCTTCGCTGCTGATTGCCCAATGTAAATAATTCTTAAACCATCACGCTTAGACTTCTTTCATTCTTACGTTGTGGTTTATTTACCTCTAAGGGGTTCCCAGCAATTCAATGGGATATTTATATACATCGTTCCCGATGTACCGACCTAATTATTAAGTCTTCGAGATCATAGATTTCCCTCAGTATACCGGCAAAAGGAGGCAAGGCATATGCCAGAATATCCTTGTTGCACTTAATCGCAAAAGAATACGGCGCATCAAGCTCCTGCCATCTTAAGTCCGTTGTATTATTCTTATACGCTCGATAACGGGTAGTGAACTCCTCTGGATACAAAGGAAGATTGTTGCTGTACCTATCAAAATACGAAAAGTCAAATGAAACATTCGGCACGTTATCTTCAATCACAGATATAGCGCAGTAGTCGCTTGGAAGCTGCTGAATGATTGTGCTGTCTGTCGTTTCACGAATCGTACCGTAAAACACATCCTCACGAAGGCATACCGTAATGATCTTCTCAAACTGATTCTTCACATCCATAGAAGACATCAGATTCAGCACGCGCCTGTAATTCCTGCGAATCGTGTTCGGCTTAGCGGTACTCGTATCGATCTTGAAAGGTGACACCACATAGGACAGATCAGATAGTGAAGTAAAATACTGAATCAACCGTCTGAAATGCGAACTTGCGCCATATAAATAAATCACGGCGTTACGCAGGTACTTCTCGTTCTTATATGGATCTTTCAGATAATTCGTTATCTGATCTTTCGAGTATAGGAAAAATGAAGGAGACTGCGTCTGCCCATTCAGATCGCGCATAATCATCCTATTGATTACGGAGAATCTCTCCGGCAGCCTGAATGAATCCCCCAATTTTGGCGATGCGCCATTACCATTGGATGCATCAAGCGCATCCTTTACCTTGATTACTTTCATCTCGGCGTCCACCGCCTTTCCTTTATAAATTTAGGTGCCCTCATTGTGAAAGCGCTTCCTGGAGTCGCAGCCACGCTTTCAGCCGTTTTCCTTATATCTTTTTCAAGCTGCGTCGCCACATAGTAGTTATAGCTAAGGCTTGAGTATCTATCCTTTCTCATGCTGCGCTTTTCATATATCTTCACATAACCGCCGCTATCATCATGCTGAAGATTTACCAGCTCGTTGATGAGTAGGGTAGTGTTAATGTACGGCAACATCAAAATGGAGCGGTCCTGCGGTGTCAGCGAATTAAACGCCTTAATCGAGCTCAATTCCTTTTCACCGTCATACTCATTTTCCAAAAGTCTTATTCTGCCGGACTTGAACCCCTCGCGGAGAAGAACGGCGCAATCAGAATTAAATTTTTGCGAACCGTTAATCGACCATATAACCTTTGGGGCATTTCTCGACGTACACCTCGCTGCCATATCTGGATTATTGCAGCAGCTAAGGGCAGGATATATCTCTCCGGTGTCTGGATCGTTCATATCCGCAGCCAGACAATCGAAAATGCTTAATCCCACGTTTTTCGTATCCAGCACGATGTAATCGCAGTCGAATTCCTCGTACAGCCTTCGGATTCTTAAAGCCTCTTCCTCGGTTCGCATTCCCTCGTTCGCTTCTGTGTACACAAGGTTGACGCTATATCGCCCTGCCTTTGTTGGGATAAGCTGTGTAATATGAAGCGCCGTCGCGTCGTTCCTGTGCTTGGTGCTCGCCATCAAAGCAATATCGGCAGAGATAATCCTTTTCTCGCCCGGCTGCTTTGGCTGGATGCGCACGTTGGAATCAGACTTTAGCTTTGCCGCCATATCGTTTGGCAGCATTGGATATTTAATATGCCTGTTCTTGGAAACAGAATTGAAATCAAAAAAAGCGCCTTCCGCGCTTCCCCAGAATACGGCTTCATATTCCATTGCAAACTTGATTTCATTGAAGTCCGTTTCAAGCATTTCTTCCTGAACTGTATCAGAATCCATAAGTCCTTCCGCGATAGGGAGCTGGTACGGCAGCCCGCACACAAAATCCTTTCTATTCGGATCAAGCATAGACTTAAATGTGTCTATGCACTTGGTATAACTCCAGTGGTCTGTAAAGTATGCGGACGACAAATACATCGTTTTATTCCGTTCTTTCGCATACTCTGCAATCCTTTGTTCTTTCGTAAGCTCGCTGTATCTTGGCATCCTGCGGAGCGTAAGGAACTTACGAAGCACCGTGTCGATCACGTCTTTTGAAATCAGCCGGAACTCATCCAGCACCAGCACATTCGCACGGTTAGATCGTGCGCTGTCCGACGCAGTAACAACCTTGCAATAAGAAGAATTCTTAAATACAATCTGTGCGTTTGTTCCGTTTATCTTCGTTTGCTTATCATCTATCTCAGCGGCAAGCTCCGGCGAGTTGGGCTTTAATTCCAATATGATTTTTTCCAAAACCGCAATGGCTTGTCCTCGTGTGCCTGACGCAATCACGATCTTTGTGCCTGGATAAAGGATACACCTGATTACGCAAAAGATGGCGCACAAGAATGTCTTGCCGCCGCCGCGCGTCATGATAAAAACAAAGATCGCGCAGTAATTCATCATGATGAGGAGAATTTTCTGGAAAAGCCGCAGGTCTAAATGAAGATACTGGTGGGCAAATACATGAGGATTTTTCCGGTAGAACGCCACCCAATGAGCAGCGCCCTCCATCACTTTGTCGTATCGTGTCATTCATCATCACCGCCGTCGGTGTTAAACACGGAATCAAATACCGTCTCGTCATCCTCGCCCTCATACTCCGGCTTCTCAACTCTGAATTTTGAAATCTCATCCTCATATAGCTTGGAGTAGATATTCTTAATGCCAAGCATCTTGCTCAAATGCCCATACAGCCAGGTAGAAATATATTTCACCACACCATACGAGTCAGCCAAATCCGGGTCGTCTTCCGGTATTGGGCGCTTATCCTCCCATCGCTTTGCCCACACCCCAAGCGGCGTCGTGTCGATACCGAGTGCATCGTCCTCATCCTTCTTCTGGTTAGGCTTAATATTCAGGCTTCCCAGCAGATTGTTTAGGGAGTTCTGCGCCTGCTCTACGTTTTTCCCGGCCACAATATTCTTATTGATTGTGGACTCCGCAAGGCATATCTGCTTATACAGCGCCTCAGCGCCTGGGTCAAGCGGCTTCGGCAGTCCGTTTGTCCATCGTTCATACCGCAAATTCAGCTCGTTATAAAACTCTGGCGTAAATCCAGCACCCCAGAACAGAATGGTGTCAGTGTTAGGCATCTGAATATCAATCGGTGATGCGATTGGCCTGTTAAGCATATCTCCGGCCCCATATTCTTCTGCCATTTTTGCAGCCGTGCTAATATCCACCGATGCAACTGTCTCGTCCAGGGTATCGTCATAAGTCTTCCCTGTGTACTTCAACAGATTTGTCTTGCTGATGTAGGACTTCATTCTGGATCTTGTGGTGCTGTCTTTGTTAATCATCGCGTACAATTCTGGATTCCAATAAATATCCAGTTTCATACACATGCGCTTTATTGCCTCTTTTTCATCTTTCAGCACTTCCTTGTAATGCTCAAACAGCTCATCGAGGCAAGTATTACATAACGGCAAATACCCGCCGTTCCCCCGGAACAGCGGGCTTTGCGAAGTTGGAAAGTTATTTTTTTGTCTTTTGTATATTCTTCCGCATCTCGAACAGCAAAATTGACTCAGTGTTTCTTTAGGCTTTGGAGCATCTCCAGGCTTCGTACCGATAGGCCGAACCTTGCTAATCCTCGGCATTATTCACGAACAATGCCTTCGCGCACAGCACGCTTAAACTGTACGCCGGGAGTGAACTTCGGCATTTTGTAACCTGGCACTACGATACGTTCCTTGGTGTGTACCTGCACCATCTCATGCTCCTTCACTTCTTTGATACCAAATGAGCCAAACCCATAAAAATGAATATCCTCTCCGTCCGCCAGCGATTCCATTACCGTGTCCGTAAAATCTTCGATAATGATCTTTGCGGCGCGTTTTGTATATCCCTTTTTAATAAACCGTTCGATAAATTCTGATTCTTTCATACTTAATTTGAACTCCTTTTCTTCCTATTATTATACGTCGCTGAGCGACTTCCTCTCCGGCACGCTTATGTCGCCGTTCTTAAAATACATGCTGATCGATTCGTCAGCGTCAATATCCGTATAAGTCCTCACCATTTCAGCGGACTCCCATGCGATCAAAGATTGGATCACCCCATCCGGGATACCGGCTCTCACCAGGTTCGTCGTGAAGCTATGCCGTAAACTGTGCATATAAAAATTCCTTCCAGTCATGCGACTGAAAGTATCTGCCCAGCTATTCAGCGTCGATATGCTGATTTGTTCCTTGGGATTCTCCTTTGACGGAAACAGCCACTCGCTGTCAATCTCTTTGCTCGTCCGCTCAATCATCCAGGCTTCCAAATAAGGCTTAAACTTTTTGGCGAGCGTATAACATGAAATATACTTACCGCCGCCGCGCCCTTTTGATTTGATTGGCGAACTCTTGTACAAAGCTCCGTCGCAAACCAAATGCTCTTCATCGAAGTCGGATACGCGAAATCTGCATAGTTCCGCCTTCCGTCTGCCGGAATATCTCGCAAGCGCAAGCAGACACGCCTTCTCGTATTCCTTCTGCTCCATCAATTTATCAAGCAGATCGTCCAGTTCGTCCTCCCCCCATACAGTCTTTTCTCTTACAGGCTGCAAGGGCGGGTTCTCAATCTTATGTATGATGTTTCTGAAATTTGGATACTCATCGTCCAGTACGCTCTCTATGTAATTGGAAAGCGAACTAAGCGTAGCCTTAATTCGTCTTACTCTTGCCGGACTATTTTCATTTTCGTTCACCAGATAATTCTGAAAAGAAACAATGTCCCGCTTCGTCCAGTTGACAAAGAACTTATTGTTATTATTCTTCAAACACCAAACCCAGGCAATGTCAAGGTCGTTTTTATAAACGGCGATTGTCGTCGGGCTCTTTTTGGTTGATTTCAGATAATCAATATAATCAGAGACGAGCCTGACGTTCTCCGGATTCACTTTCGATAGAAGCTCGTCGCTTGTAATCGCGTTATGCTTTGTCTTTCGTCCCATCAGGCTCACCTCCTATCTTTGTTATTCTGCTTTCAATCTGTATTCAGCGTCTACGCCATCTTTATGATTAACAATTAACAGTAGTTGCCCTGGCGTAGAATATAGTCTGTGGTAATTCGCATAATCATCTGTGCCGCAAAGCGCGTCAACGATCATAGAGTGGATGCCAAGCTCACTAAATGATTCCGAATGGTGCTTATCTCCAAGCAGCACATAGTCTAT